GGAGTTTGTTGTAACGCTTCAAAACCTCGTTCAACATATTCAACAGTAAAAGGTATGAAACATAATAACAATGGAATAGAAAATAAAATTGTAAGGTACTCATCTTTCCATGAGCCTTGCGTATTTTTTATTGCTTCTAAATCCCAGTCAGCTTCTCCTTTAATTTGTTGATGCATTAACTCAGTCTTAGCTTTTATCTCTGTAACTTTTTGTTCTGCCTTCGCTTTCTTTGTATCTACAAAACCTTTTACGCTTGTAGAAACAATATCAACAACAGGTCCTAAAAGTAAATTTAACATAAACCACCACCAACTTGTTCATAATAAATAATTAAACTACCAAGCTCGATTAAAACTAAAGAGGTTAATAAAACTGTTATAATAATTTTCACTTATGTTTCTCCACGACTTTAATTAAAGCATCACATCTTCCAGGGGTTTGTTCGGCCCACAAACTATTTTTCATTTCCAGGCAACTTGTGGCATATTC